TATTGAGAATGTTGTTATGAATCTTGCACGATTATTCTCATCCCAATCAAGCAAAGCTGGTTCATCCACACTTCTAATTAACAAATACTCTGTTCCATCTTCTATTATGTTATTCATACCATGTAAAAATTCTCGAATGTCGTGTATTAGTTCCCATCCTGTCACATAACTATTATTTCTAACTCGTATTTGAACGGAAGGCTGATAGTAAACACCGCCCCCTTTCCCTGTTAATGTAAGTGATGGGAAATCTCCTGGAATATCAAACACAGTTACACAATCATCCGGGGATGCCGGTTCTTTTCCAACAAATAGATTAGTAGCGTGCGCCAATCCAAGACTGGAATCCGTTTCTAACAATGAACATATATCCTTAGATGTCGGATTCATTTCTTCACCTTTGCATTCTCTTTAATCGCATCCAAAATCTTTTTTTTGTTTCGTTTTATTGATGCTACAAAGAATCCGGCGCCGGCACCCGGGCGTTGAAAGTTTGCTCCATACATTTCATGTACCTTCAAAGCATAATGCGCAGAAAAACCAAAAGCTATTACAGGTCCTTTTCGAGATTTTGCCTCCGCTCTTCCAGCTATAACAGTTTTCACTGTAGAATGCTCCGCTCCCAATTTTCCAGCTTCACGGCCTTTGAACGTTGGAGATTTCCCATGGAGAGTAGTTCCTTTTGAAGTAACCGTGAACCAACTTTGTCTGAGATTACCTACAAATACAGGAATTAAAGGAGGCGTTTTGTCCATATCACGGCGAACACCAATCACCCCTTCAATCATACCTTTTAAAGTACGTTCCTCAATTCCTTTAATCTCACTATTGAGATTCTTCATTACTTCTTGAAGACTTGCCTTTTCTTTTGCTGTACTCATAGGTACGCCTTCCTTACAAATTCATCAGTCTTGAAAATCATAGGAGTCTTATCAAATCTCATAATCTTCCATGCGCCATCTACTAATCGTGGATCAGCTTTCTGTTCATCCGTCAAATCTGATAATGCCCCCAAATACAGATATCCTTCTTCATCTACATCTTGATTTACAATGACTTCTGCTCGACTGACATACTCTACTCCTTTAGAAGTAGTAATTACTTTTGTTGAGCCTTCCCAACGCACAGCTATTTCAATTGGAGTGGTATAAGTATATCCTCCATATCCATCATTTACAGGAGATCCCCAGTATACTGCCGTTTGTACACTGAGTTTTCTCAAAAATTTTTCTATTGGTTTTGCCATTTTAGAAGTGTTGTTTTTCTTTCCTTATTAATAATATACTTCCCTTAAAGAAAGTCGATTCTAGAACGAAAAATCCCGACTTAACATATGGTTTTTGGGAGAAATTTAGTACCTTTTATCCCCTTTTTTACTCGAAACTCGTCACGGCGGTTAAAGATGCTTTCCGTTTTGTCATAGTTGCCATCATTTTTCCAGTTGTATCAAGTGCCAACACCTGCTGCCCGTATAAAGTGGCCTCCAATCCTTTTCCTGTCATGCCTTGATAGGTTACATTTGCTCCACCTGCACCAGCCTTCTGAATCTGCTGCTCTCTTGTCGATGCAATCAAATGCGCAGTAAGCCACCTCTCGATTTCCTTCTTATGCCCATCAGAAAGATCAGTATCATCCCCAAGCACCTCTGTCACCGCATAATTGGCTCCAAGAATGTAAGCATCTACAATAGCATCCGCGAGATCAGTATCAATAATCTGTTTCACTTCCTCTGACGTAACACGTACTGTCATTACATATCCTCCTTATTCAATATTTCTAACGCCGCTCGACGAACTTCTTCAGGCTTAATCATAGACATCGCCTTTTCACAATGTTTACACGGAGCATATCGTCCACAAGGTGATTCTGGGAGATCAATATAAAAATTTCTCTGATATGCATATCCCGTAATCTTTGGACTGGCAAAACCTCCAAATATCACCACTGCAGGAGTTTTCATGCTGGCCGCCATATGATGCATACCCCCATCTATCGTCATTACTAATGTGGAATGCTTGACTATCCCAGCAGCAATTCTAAAACCTGGAGAATGTATTGCCGTTGCCCCGGGAAGAATCTTAGTTTTTCCATCCAGATCAAATTGATATACAGGAAGTGGAAAATCTTTGATTACTTCTTTCCAACGATCAAATCCCCAATCTTTGTTTCGACTACTCTTTTTTCGCACAATCGGCTCCACAACTACGAAAGGTTTCTTTGGAGCCAAGTATCGTGCTTCATTTTGTTCTCGGGTGGTTAAACGCATGCGACCTGCACGAGCGCGATATTTCATATTCCATATAGTTGTCAATCCTGGATTACGTTTCCATCGAAGTATATGTGGACGAGCAGAAGGACCATCAACAATATGTAATGGAGAATTAATATCTATCGCAGGATGGTTCTTCCATACTGGATGATTACGTGGCCTCCCGCTCACTCCATAAATTGCCACAGGTCTTTTAAGTATGCCATAGACAATCTCCGCCCTGCCCAAAGCCATTATTTCATCACCATATCCCATTTTACTATTTTCTCATTCCCAACTTAGAATGTAATCTCCTTGTATTCCCCTTCGATGAACTACCCCCAATGCTTTTAGATATTCTAAGGCGGCAAGATTAGATATACCATATTTCTTGAAACCTCCTGTTTCTGGTTTCTGCTCAACGACGACACAAGGTTTATGTTCCAAGAGCAATCTTTCCATACCTTGCAGGACAAACAATTCAAAACCTTCGCAATCAATCTTAACAAAATCAATACTTCCTTCTGGGAGTTCCAGATCATCTAGGCGAAGTATCAAAGTCTCTTGAGCACCTTCTACCTCCTCCACATCAATACCGGTATCCCCAGAAGAATCTACTGTCCTTGTAGATAAATAAGCCCTTCCATTGTAATTCCCTAAAGCATGCCGTATTAAAGTAGCATTTTTTGCTTTTACATTCTTTTTCCAACAATTCGCATGAATTGATATTGGTTCAAATGCGATAAGTTTCTGAAAATCTTGAGCCATGTAATATGACCATGTTCCAATATGAGCACCAACATCAATACAAATATCTCTTGTAGCTCGTATAAAGGGAAAACATGCTTCATATTTGTGATATTGATAAGCCTTCCTTCCAGCAACCTTTTTATTCACTGACAACATCCATTGTATCATATGCCTTTCTTTATCAGGAAACCACCATCCAGTTTCTTTAGAAAATTTCATATCTTTCTTCCTATTCTATCCCAACACATTCCTTTTGCAATCTCACGTAGTGTCCATTGATTTGCGCAAAGATTCAATAACCATTCCCTTCTATTTTCTGGATATGTGGGTTTCTCAATATTCTTCAATGGAGTAGATAGTGGAAAAGCCCCGCATATATCAGTAGTATGCACTGGTATCCCTGCAATGAGAGCATCTACTGCTACATTAGAAAACGCGGTGATCAGAAACCAAGTGTCCTTCAATGCTTTTGTTAAGGATGTCTTATCATGGCGTTTTCTAATCATGATTGGCCTATCTGTATACCTTTTTACCTGTTTAATGATTTTCTTTTTCCATGCTGATATAGAAAAACCAAACAAACGAGAAATATTTATATCAGGGGGGCATATTAGAATATTTCTTCCAATCTTTTTCCAAGGTTCTTCTACTATCTTACAAGCATCCAATCGTTTTTGATTCTCCGCCGTTTCCTTGTATCCATCAGTCTGAATATATGCCATTTGATAGGCATTCCGCGTCACTCGAAAACTTCTATTCCTGTTGAAGTAACCATGATCACCATAATACCAATCGAAACCCATCTTTCGCGCTTGTTGTAAACTCAACCAAGTTACTGGTGAACCAAATCCTGCCCAATTACCTAATTGATAAGCATCTCCCTCTATCAACATACCGCCACTGCCTTTAGCAAATACCTTCGCAAAACGAGGGGATGTCTTCTCACGAGATACATAATAAATTTTCAAATCCTCTATATAGGAAGAGGCTATACGAGTTTTACGAGTAACTGGTATAATCTGTACCACCAACTTTCTTCCATCCACATATTTCTGCGTTGGCGGCAGAAGATTTCATGTTAATTCTCCTCCGGGTGTTATTCTTTTGATATCATCTTCACTGTACTCCACATACATCTCCTCAATCATCCCCGAATCCTCGTATACTCTGAATTCATGTAATTGTCCTGGCCGCGTAGTAAAACATTGTCCTTCCGTTAACATCGCCTCTCTACGCTCCCCGTTTAACTCCTCTGTTACAATTCCTACCCTCCCCCATAACAAAACAAACAAGTTATACTTGGCCGTGTGAGAATGCCAACTGCATCTATGACTTGCCAACAATTTCAAAAAGGAGGTACAATGCGTAGAATCTTGACGAATTATCCATCTTTCTCCCCATACTTTGTTTTGTCTATCCATTTTCTAATGCTTCCTCCAATGTAATTTTTGGAAAACAATCAATTTTACTAACGGGACTGAGATTGTATATTTCTATTCCCAATTTCTCTGCGTCTTGTGCTATCGCAGGAAATGCTTTCAAATGTCTTTGGAATGGAGGACTTCTTTTTGCCCGCTGCCCCGGTGGTAGATGGGAGCCATGCCAGTGACTGTATGATTTTTTTTCGTCCAAAGCCATATCAAATCCCAATAGATTTATTCTCCGTACTCCCAAATGATGGGCCAAACTGATAGCCGCCGCGCCTGAATTTGCATTCCAAGATACTTTTGAAGGATCAGAAGTTATTCCTTCTCTTTTCGCTTTATCACGTTCAAGAAATTTAATCCCTTCCATTTTATTTCGTGGGCGGTTCGCAAATTTCTGATCACAACATACCTTTAATCCTGGCCAAGTTGCCAATTTTTTTCGGTGTAATAAATACCAATGACTATCTCCAAAAAACAAAATATCAATCCATGTTCCTAACTGATAAGCATTGTTAATACCAATCACATGCTGATTATGAAGTGGATGCATATAATCAGAATAAGCAGAAGGAAAAATCCGTCCTTCATATACTTTCCGTATCACCTCTTGAGGGACCCCAAATTGCAGAGGTACAGAAGTACCACCTCCAATAAGCCAACATGTAGCCCCTTCCCATAATCGAGGAACTGCCCAAATCATGTATTTAATTCTTCCACCAACTGTTTCGCGGCTTTTTCTCGAAGCCCTTTCTCATTGATTACTTTCCCTGATACAGAATTAACAACATCCCACCAGCCAGCAGAGCGTTTTTGAATTTTGTATGTTTCTCTCTCTCCTTCTTCCGAAGAAGATTCTCTCCGACGGGCTGTAAAAGGCTGCACAGGTTCAATCACTGTTTCTGGAATATCTTCTAACGCCACCACGTGTTTACGAAAGGAAAGTGGAACTTCCTCCGGTCGCGCAGTAAAAATCTCGTTTGGTTTTATAATTTTACCACGAATGTACCGGAGGGAGCCACCACCTATTTTTCGCCATTGTATTTCTTTACTTTCATCCATTCCATTCCCCTTTATCATGACTTATCTTTATCATGACTTATGCAGCAAGTAATACAACACCACAATTTCCATCCTGATCAGAACGAATCTGAGGAACCTGAATGGTTAATACTTTGTATTTTGTGATGAACTTGCCTTCTGTCTGCCATT